CTTGAACGCACTGACCAACAGAATCCGGATGGCATGGCTGATGCATTGAGAAGAGCTGCCCACAGACGGAAGGGCAAAGAAAAGGTCGGAGGCGCCCGCGTCAAACCTCGAACCAAGTATGACATCAACTTGGACAAGTTGCGACGCAAGAATGACCAGGCCATCGGAACACCGTCCCAGTCAGAAGGGGATGAAGTAAAAATTGGCCAGGCACCAGTTAAGGTGGACATGGAGCCTGCTCAAGCCGAATCCGTGGACGACGAGGACTCCTTCACGAGCAAGGATGGCGAGGTCATCCGCAAGCCGCCCGGTGTAGACGAGAGCAAGTGGCAACAGGTCAAAAACCACTTCAGGAGGTGGGGCAGACATTGGACCGCTAAACCAGACGAACAGGACACGCCGGGAACCGACGCCGCACCGATGGAGAGTCGCACGGGGGACACATCGTCTGAAAGCGACTTTTCTGAAGACGACGAAGACTACGAGGGCAGCGGGACCGGTGACGATTCTGAGCAGGTCGAGCAGCCGACTCCAAACGACGCGCTGGAGTTGGCTGGCTGCTTGTATGCTGCAACTGAAAAAGGCATCGTGGTCGGGCAAACCTACTGTTCCGGTGACTACCACAAGACAGCCGTCCGTGACCACACTAGAGTGAGGGTAAACGAACCCATACCCTTCCAGCATCTGCCCGTGCCGTTGTACAACGTCGCCATAGCTTTCAAAGGGGTGCCAATGTCGCAGGACATGTACTGCATGCACAACGAGAGGGCAGCGCTCTACGGCAGAGTGTTGGCACCCGTTCCAAAGCCTGAGCCTGGATACTGGCACAACGCCACCAGACGTTACGTGGATCTTTTCTACCGCGGGCCAGTGCAGTTTGCGTCCTTTGAAGAGTGGGCTAAAAGATTCCCTAATAAGAAGAAGCGCAGGCTGGAGCATGGTAGGAGCAACAACTCCATACGCAGTAGGCTATATGCTAACGCTAAGACCGCAGCCCACGTCAAAGTGGAGCTAAACTACCAGGTGGACGAGGCTGGAGACCCGGCGGTGCACGACCCGCGGTTGATCCAGGCCAGCACGGCTGAGGATTCAGCCGAGACCGGGCCCTACATCTGGTCGCAGAGCAAACACCGCTCAGAGAGTTGCGACAACAAGGGGCGAAAGGCCAGATATGGCAAGTGCTACTACGCGTCCTCGATGCGGGCTGAAGAGCTCGACCAACGTGTAGCGGAGGCCATTGCTGAGGTGGGTCACGGACATACCCACTCGGTAGCATACTTGGGTGCTGATGGCGTGCGATACGATTGCCACCAGTGCTACGCGTCCTTGCACCCGTATGTGGAATTGGGCAGACGCGAAGGCGTGCCTGATGAGGTGTTGACGCAGATAGAATGGTCCGGTGAAGTCCACGGGACCACCGCCCACGGAATCAGTTACAGAACTGTTGACAATCAGAAGTCCGGGGCAAACAACACCACCAACCGCAACACCCAAACATCCATTTTCGTGATGAATGACGCGCTCGAGGCATTCGAAGCCGTCGCTTTCATCGGCGGCGACGACACATTCGTCATTTGCAGAGCCATTGACGCTGTTAGCGTCCAGCAGTCAATTACCACCACGTACCTCCGCGCCGGCATCGAGATGGAAATATCTGCCAGTGACCAACTGGCAGACGTTGAGTTTTTCTCGGGTAGGTTTTGGCCTGCCAAGACGCCGTACGGATTCGCGTTTGGGCCCAAATTTGCGAAGTTACTTCCCAAGCTCTTCAGCATGAGGAACCCGGCGTCCGTGGGCAAACTTGATAGGCACATCTTGGGGGTGTGCAGGGGCTTGGCACCCATGGTGCAACACCTGCCCATTGCCAGGGAGTACATCAACCACTGCATACGCTTAGCTGGCGCCACATCCAAAGGTAAACCGTCGAAGGCCACTCTGAATTT